CCTAACAGAGGTCAACGTGTACTCTGCCCCTGATGGAACTGAAAAGTTCAGTCGTGCGTTTCGTGCTCTTGATGGTTCGTTGAATCTACTTGATGGACGCGGTGCAAGACTACTTGTTGTAGTTAGCGATGGTTGCTACACAGGTGATGAATATGAGAAAGCAAAGCATTGGGTTCGACGTTGCCAGGAATCTGGAGTTGGTGTTCTGTGGATGCCATTCGACAGAGAAGGATACGCACGTGGAATCTGTAATGGAACTGATGCGGTAGTTCTCTCAGACACACTTGACCCAGCGAAAGCAGCACTTGCAATTGGCAAGGCAGCGGCGGACGCACTTACAAAGGTTGGCACCCGCAATGCGGCGTGACCTAAAGAGTTCCGGTGCGGGCGGTAACCTTCCGTCAGATTGTCCCGCCCGTACCGGACACTACAAGCAGGAGATGAAATGAAGAAAAAGAAGACGGTAGACGAAATGATAAAGAAGACAGCGCGAAACGATACGCCGCTGTTTGAAGAAGAACGATACAAGATGCTGGTTGAAAATCTCAATGTAGCTTTGGCACGCATGCAACAAATTGGAAATGAAATCGATGCAGAGCGTGCAGAAAGAAAGTCGTATGGGCAAGCATGGTTCGGCCAGTTCAAACCAACACGCAAGAAGAGAGGAACCAAATGAAGAAAATAATTGCGGCCTGTATAGCAGGCGCGGTAATGTTGACGGGCAGCCCAGCGTTCGCTGCTGATCCAACGCCACCATCAGACTGGGTTCTACCTAATAAGGGTGGAGTAGTCAAGTACGTTGGCAAGATCAATGGCAAGGATTGCTGGCGATTCCATAGGGTGATGAAATGCGTGAAGTAGCTACCTCGAAAGATCGAGTCTGGATTGCCAGTCCGAATGGTGATTGGTGGTCTGCTGATTCCGATACCGGAAGCCACGTCTACATCCTGAGGGAAGCCGATCTGCCAGTTGACCTCGATTCCGATGAGGAACTAGAAGGCGACAAGTTCGAGGACCTCATCATGGAGCTGGGCTCAAAGGTCAAAATCCTGTAATCAAACAGTTATAAAACTTTTTGAAGAAATACTCCAAAAGAGGCCTCTTTGACAAAAGCACCTGATATAATAGTACTATCAACAAGCAAGCCCGCCTGTTGAAAGACGAAGGGACAAAAGCCAATGGCTACATCTACAGTCAAGACTACAACAGTAGTCACAGCAACAAAGGTCGAGACAATCGACCTAACAGCAACAAATGCCGAAAAGGCGCTCAACAAGTTCATCGCAGCGAAGGAAGCCATCAAGGCTCTCGAAGCTCAAAAGGAAGAAGCAGAACTTGCTCTTCGCGAATTTCTTGGTGAAGCTGAAGTTGGCATCATCCGTGGTGTGGAACGTTTCCGCCTCGCAAACTCATCAAATTCAAAGATCGACCGTAAGGCGCTTGAAGCTGGTTGGCCGGAAGCATACGAGGCAACACTCGTAAAGACTCCGTACAACTTCATCAAGACTCTTTAGTCTGCTCGGGACCCCTGGCGAAAGCCAGGGGTTTCCCTTTCTCATCTACCTGATATAATAGTAATATCAACGACGGAAGGAACGACATGGAGACAACAGAAACTGAAGTCTGCGAAGTCTGTGTGGAGAAAGTTCTGCACTGCGACTGCCAACGCTGCTTCGAATGCAGCACACTCTACTCTGCCAGCGATGCGGCAAAAGTTCTCGATGATGAAAACATCTGCAAAGCATGCAGCACTGCAGAACTTCTAAAAGATCGCAAGGCAACCTGCGGTTGCGGCAAGACTGCTGATTCATCAACAGCACTTGCGTTCTTCGAATATCGAGGACCTGGTTCCAAGTCTGCAACTGAATCTTGCAGCGACTGTGCATACCACAAGGTTGTGCACCAACCAATCAATCCATCAACAGGACGCCCAGGTATAACCACACATGAGTTCATACCACGCGGTGACGTGGGCACTGACCTGTTCTATTGCGGCTGCCGCGGATGGGACTAACACATGCCTAAATACTCATTTAGATTCAACGAAGTCGCAATGAGCCAAGTCTGGTTCGATGCGGCAGACCTTGATGAAGCAAAAGCACTCATGAAAAAGTGTGAGGACGACGAGATGAACATCTCAGACTTGCCTGGCGCTCAAGAAAGAAATCACGGAATTGACATCGACTTCAGTGTTTCAATACTGGAGTGCGAGACACCCGCCTGATATAATAGTACTAACAAACAACGACGGAAGGATATCCAATGGCAATAAGCATCCTAGATGGCAATGCCTTTAGCATAATCGGTGCGGGACGCAACGAGCTAAAGAAGCAAGGCCGCCACGAAGAAATCTCAACATTCACTGCGGAGATGACTGCAACAGAAAGCTATGACAACTTACTTCAAACATTCTTGAAGTGGTTTCCAAACGAGGAGATAAACGTATGAAAGTTTCAAGAGCAATCGCTCTCCTCTCTGAGGAGAACCCGGACTTAGAAATAATGGTTCAATGGTTCACTAAAGAACACGTTGAGGCAAACATGCAAATCGAAATCTCAGACTCCCACTGGGAAGGTGCGGTTAGCTCCTTCGATGGAGGAGAAGTTTCAATGGAAGACTTCCAAGTTCAGTGGTGCTTGGACGATGCGGCAGAAAAGGAAGCAAAATGAAAACAGCATTACGTGTAAACACAGACTTCACTACAGAGGTTCTTGACCTTGAAGCTGAAAGCTACGAACAACTCTCCGGAGCTGTTGGTGGTCTCATTCAAGCGGTTGACCTTCGCAACGACCTAGTGCTCTGGGTAAATGAAGAAGGAAAGCTTATCAATGGGATGGTGCCAAACATTATTGCGACGCACATGTGGGAGAAATCGTTCGGCATGACTGATGTCATCATGGGTGATGTAGTATTCACCGGAGGCACAGACGAGGAAGGCGAAACACTTCCATTGTCGAATCCTTGGGTTCTTCAGCTACAAGACATCGCGGAAAAGATTCGCGGTGCTTACGAAGGTGGAGTAAAGATCTATGCCGGCGACTAGAAAGAGAAACATAGCAGCTGGCATCTGGGAAATCAAAGATGTAAAAACAGGTGAGCGGATCTCAAAGTTTCGTGCAAGAAAACGTGCGGACGTCGACAGATACTTACGAATGGCAGAGATTGGACTTGAACGTCCGGCTACTGACTTTGAAGCGGTATTCATAACAGAGTGGGAGAGTAATGATGACGGAAGCACAAGTACTCCAAGTTCAGGAGCTAACGCTTAGTGATAGATGCGATGCCTGCGGCGCGGCAGCTCAAGTGAGAGCAACCTTACTCTCAGGTGAGCTGTTGTTCTGCGGTCATCATGCGCGCAAACACTACGACGCACTAGCTAAGACAGCCTTGACTCTTTACGACCCTAATGACAGCCTTCCGGTTCTTGAAGGTGACTCTAAAGACGCCCAGGCGCCTGATATAATAGTACCAACGACGGAGGGAGGCAATGATGGCTGATAACAAGACTATATTCGAGTACAAACTCGATCTAAACAAACTTATCGAAGACGCGCAGTACATGGACGAAGATTCTCCGGAACCTGAGTTCCACGACGCAGAGCTAGATGAACTAGCGAGCGACCTAAAGGACGCGGTCGATAAGGTACTTGAGGACTTCCTCAACTTCAGGGATTGACCTGATATAATAGTACCAACAACTCAATAAGGATTTGGAACAGATTCCAGCCCGACCGTAAGGGTGCCACATGGTGGCGTACTCCCAAGAAGGGCAAGCTGGATGGAGAGTTCGATGACTATGCCGCGGGGCGTAGCGCAAAGGGCATAGGCCTTATCTATATCTACCAGGTGGTAGCGGAGGAGTAGCTCTCCTCTTGCCTGGTGTGTGCGACAAGGCCGGAGTATGCGGCTCGTGTTCCAATAAAGTGCACGCGGCGGGGTTGGGTCGAAAGACCCAGCCCCTCCTTCACAGTTACAAAAAAGTTACAATTATTTGCTCCAAAACGCTCCAAATCGACAATGTACCTGATATAATAGTACTATCGAGCAAACGCCCGATAAAACGACGGAAGGACAAAAGACATGGAAAAGAAATGGTGTCTCTTGAAAGACTCAGATGGTTCACGCGGATCAGCTGGAAAGAAAAAAATCTACGAGGTTTCAGTTTCTGGAACAATCGTTCGCACAAGCTGGGGAATGGCAGAGAAGCCAAATCGCCAGAGTGAAGTAAAGAATCTTCATGACGAACATTACGCTCGTCAACTTGCATTCATGAAAGTCCAAGAAAAATTGGACAAGGGATACGAGTTAGCTTACTCGGTCTAACTAAAAAGTCCGTCGCCCCCTAATACTGGGGGACACGGATGGACCTGGGCAAGTCCCCTGAAACTGCCCACCTACATTTTTACCTGATATAATAGTACTAACGACAAAGCGACAAAAGGAGCAATCATGAAATTCTATAAAGAAGACAACTTCAGAGTAGCAAACGGAACTTCGTTCAGAGGTCACGTCACTGCGACACTTGCAGAACTCGTCGAAACTTTTGGAGAACCAATTCGCACAAGTTTCGGTGATGACAAGACAACTGTTGAGTGGGTTCTTGTTTTTGAGAACGAAGACGAAGCAGACACAGTCGCAACAATCTATGATTGGAAAAACGGAGGAACTCCAAAGTTTCACGAAGTATTCGAGTGGAACATTGGTGGAAACAGCTACGAAGCGGTAATCAAAGTTCACGATGCAATTGCTCTCTCAAAGAAGTCGATGATGACTATATGAGTAGGCAGCTCTGCACTCACTGTGCGATGTACGAAGATGAGCATGCGGAAGCTCAGGCTGCCAATGCGGCAACCATCGTGATGATGCAGGTGGTTGCAAAAAGTCTTGCAAAAGATTACGCGGAGACTCTTGAACAAATTCTTATCGACTGGAGAACTCACACTCTTCCGGAGTGCGACCCGATGGCTATAGACTAATGTCGCTTCAATCTGGAATGATGACTACCACAGCGCGGTATGGAGATAGAGAAATCTCCACTGCTCGCTTTATTTTTGGCTATTACAGCAGGTTCCTCCTCGGGTTTCTTTTCCGCAGGAGTCCTGTTATAATAGATCAAGCCTCAGGCAATCAGCGTGAGGAGCAAGTAAAATGACGAAAGGACAGGTAACTGCAATGGCAACAACAACTGCTAAAGCAACTCCGGCGACTGCAAAAACAGTAGTACGGGTAAAGCCTTACACTCGCGTCGAAAAGCTCCCAGAGCTTTCTAAGGGTGTCAAGCTTCCCTCTGGCTATGAGCCAGCCTACTTCCGTAAGCGTAAAACGCTTGCGGTATTGCGTGCGACTAACAAGTCACACTATCTCGTCTTCGATACCTCCACAGGTAAGAAGATCGAAGTCGCCAACACCAAGGAAGCCTCACGACTTATGTCTGAGATCCGACGTGGCGTAAAGAGCTTTGCTGCCTAAGTAAAGCACCTTGGGAGAGGGGACCAGCAACGGGGAAGTCGCTGGTCTCCTCTTTTCCATTTACCTGATATAATAGTCTTATGAAAACGACGTATAAGACAGTAGGTTACGACTTTACTCGAAAGGCTGAAAAGAGACCTTTCAAGTACGCAACCATATTTCGCAATTGTTCATATAAAGACGACATCGTCACCCACGCCAACTTCCATATATCAATAGAACTTGCCGAAAAGGATGCTAAGCGCATTGAAAAAGCTGATTGGCTTGAGCTCGTTGAGATAGTTGAAGTTAGGCCAGAATCTTGATTTACCTGATATAATAGTAATAACACCGGAACGTCCGGTGGACCAACGACGGAAGGAAACAAAACTATGGCCCAATGCCAAACACCCGGTTGCACAAACACCGAGCTCATCTACTCAGGAATCGACGCGTTCATTCGCGAAATCCCATTCACTGAAAAGTATTGCTACCCTTGCGGTAACGCGTTCTTCACAATCAAGAACGATGTAATCAAGTTCATGGAAGAGCACGCGGATGCTGAGTAACTATCCTCCAGGAGTCTCCGGCAACGAGCCACAGATTGCGGGTTACGACGAGAAAGACTTCGAAGATGGTCGTGAAGCTTCTTGTCAAAATGAAGAATGCCCAGAGTTCGAAATCACTGAAGAGCGAATGGTCAATGTGACTCGCTGGTACACTCACTCAACAGTTGTAAATGAACAGTGGGAGTACACCTGCCCTAAATGTGCAGACAAGTCTTCATGGGAGTCTGAGTATGAAGACGATGGCTATGATGGATAAATGGAAAGGAAACACACATGACTCTAATTAACTTGCAGATCGTGAACGCGGACTATCACAGAAATGGTGTGGGCGGAATGCCATTCCGCGTTGCACTCGTTGATGACCCAAACGATGGTGACACAAAGCTTGTCATCATGTTCGAAGCTGAAGGGCACACTGCGGTTCTATCTCTCGATAAACTTATTCAAAGTGAAGACATCTCGTTTGGATCTAATTCATATCGCGGTGATAGATACGAAGAAGTTCTTCGTGAAGAGTTGTTCTCCGAAGAATAACCTACCTGATATAATAGTACTACGACACAACGACAAAGGAGGGTCCAATGGATCTGACAATTGAAACAATAGAAGCAGCAATTGCAAGTGGGCAACTCGATGGTGACATCGGAAGATTGTCCTCAGCGGTAGATGCAAGACTTGCGGTAGTTCGAGCAAGTAAGAAGGCGACTGACTTCGGCATTGGCGACAAGGTCAAGTTCAATAACCACTGCGGTACGCGGTACCTAGTGGGTCATACCGCCCGTGTGGTTGGTATGAAGCGCACCAAGATTGTGGTCAAGTTAGATAAGCCTATGGGCAGGTTCGCCCACGTCTCATCGACTGGTGTACTTGAATCTTCCAGCATCACTGTCCCAATTGCGATTGTAGACCCAGCCTAAGTAACTGGCTTAGGGTCCTTCAAAAAGAGGCAGTATTAGGATACAATAAATACCTAATACCAGGGAGACCACCATGACTACAATAGTCGCTGTCCAAGGCGATGGGTGGGCTGTAGTTGGAGCGGATTCAAGAATCTCCGACGAAGGTCGCATCTACTCTATGGCTAAAGGCTGTGGAAAAATTGTGCGCAACGCTGAATATCTTTTCGGTGCGGCAGGTGATCTACGAGCTATCAACATTCTTGAACATGTATTCAATCCACCAGATGCTTCAGGATACGAAGGAAAAGACTTAGACGCATTCATCACAACTGACTTCGTACCAGCTCTGCGTAAATGTTTCGAAGACCAAGGATACTCTGAGCGAAGCAGCTATGAAAGAGAAAGCTTGAAGGAAGCAACAGCTGAGCAAGGTTCAGTAATACTTGTCGTAGTCAACGGAACAGTCTACGAAGTTGGTGAAGACTACTCTTGGATAAAAGATGCAAATGGTTTCTATGGAATGGGCACCGGCGGTGACTACGCAATCGGCGCGGTACACGCAATGGCTCCAACAAAAGCTAAGCTTACAATCGAAGTAGCTAAACAAATAACAAAGGACGCTCTAACAATTGGAGCTAAATTGGATTCCAACTCTGGTGGTCCATTCAACATTGTAGTTCAGGAGGCATAGCTTTGGAAGGATTATTTATCCAGCTTTACAATTCCGAATCCGGTGACTGGTTTGGTCAGTACCGAAGTGTCGCTGATGCTAAGCGGCATGTTGAGAGTCAAAGCCTCGACATCAACGACTTTGAAATCCGGTATGAACCGAGCAGGTACCCGAAAAAGTAACAAACCTGTAACCTAATTAGGTAACAAAAAGTCGCACGCTCCTGTTATAATAGAATTATCGAAGCAATCAACAAGGAGTTTTCGATGATTCAAGTGACAAATCCAAAGACCGGAAAGACCTACACCTACGGGCCAGCTAAAAAAGCCCAAGCAGCCGAGCTAGCTAAGAAGTTTGGCGTTGAAATGGTAGAGGTTCAATCCAAGAAGTACAGCCCAAAGATCTGCGTTTGCGGTCGACCTGAGGAAAACCACGAATCTTACGATTGTGTCCGCGATTGGCAAAGAACAGGCGGCTGGTAGGAGACCTACCTGATATAATAGAACTACAATGACGAAAGGATACGCTATGAGTTACGACCTAGCAAATGAAGTCTACGTAGTAGAAACGCCACAGTGCTCTTGGTGCGGCAAAGGTGGAGAGGTAGAGGTTCCCGCCGTGGGATTCTTTGCTCGCCAGCTTGGTGCAGCAATACAAGACGCTTACCCAGACTTGGACAAAGCCCTCCGCGAACAGCTGATGACTGGCTACCACCCAAAGTGTTGGGATGAAATGTTCGGAGGGCACGAGTAATGCTCGTGATACTTATCGCCGCGGTAGCAATCCTACTGATGTACGCGGTAGTCGAAATCGACCACCGCATGAACAAAAATGACCCAGAGGTCAAGTGGTGAACAGCCTTTACGCAATCCGAAACGCCTACCTGCCAAATGGCAGCTGGGTTGGCTGCTTCCTTGATGAGGATACGGCAAAGAGCTGGCTCAAGAAAGCTGGGCACGACCTAGCCAAATGCGAGATCTCTACCCGTAGGCCAGAAACGAAACGCCGAGGAGAAACACCCCCTCCCCCTACCAGCCCCTGACTCCATTCCTGATATAATAGAACTATCAACAAAGCCATTGTTGATAGAGAAGAGGAACCATGAAGGATACAACTCCGGAAGCCCCACTAACTACTCAGGAAGAGATGATGTTGTGGTGGAGTGGCTTGTGTTGGGAATACCACCCACGAAATTGCGAATGTAATGACATGGGTGAATTCCCAAGTCCTGAAAATCAAGAAGGTCGCGTTATTGTTCGAGACCTTCCTCCTAAAAAGAGCAACCAATGAGTAAAGAACTCAATTGTGGGTCTTGCGGCAAGCCAGTTGAAGCTGGCTCCGCATTCCACAAAGACGCCCAAGCTTGTGCCGCGGCATCACAACAAAAGGTTGTTCGTCGACTAAATAGTTCTTCAAACTTTAGTTGCATAGCCTACACAAACATCCAATATTCAGGTAAATAAAGATCTACCTGATATAATTAACCTATCACCAAATAACTGGTGGTAAACGACGGAAGGAAGCCTAAGTGAAGAACATCCCGGGAAACCAAACCAAGTACTACTACCGTCTAAGCAATGGCGAAACCATTTATCAGTATTGCCGCTCAGAAGCCGAGGCCGAATCATGGGCTGAAGCTTATGGACGCGGCGAGTTCCCTGTAGTAATCTGGGGAGCTAAGAGCTAGGAAACTAGCCACCTACCTGTTATAATAGATACCAACAGGCAAACGCCTGGGACAAAAAGACGAAAGGACTTCCCCGATATGAAACTTGACAACTTCAAAGGGTACCGTTATCGTCGCTACGCACTAGCTTTACGCATAGCAGCAATAGCATGGTTCCCATACGCAGCTCACACTTTCTTTATCTATCCAAGCTGGATGGCGTTCGCGGCAGCAGTATTACTTGTTGCCGGAGGATGTATCCCGTTGTGGATTCTTGCGTCGCACTGCGACTACGTCGCAAGAGATTCATTTGCAACACGTCGACTAATCAAGATGGGAGAAAAACATGGAAGATCCGTTATTTGAACTGTACTTCGGTGATGGCTGGCTATCGCTATACATCCGAGGAACTGTCGAATTCGACATCAGCATCTGGGCAATCATCACGGTTGCGGTAGTAGCTGGGTTACGTGCTTTATACAAGCGCGGTAAAAACCAAGTGAAGGTTCAGCCGATACTTGGTGTCGTTCAACCACCTAAGGACTTAAGGTGACATTAGGCAAACCGGTCAAGCGAACTGCTGACACGTATGAGATCTGTTCACACTGTGGGCATTTCATCTATGAGTCCCAACCGTTTGACCAGATGCCCAATATGGGTAAAAGCGTATTGCGCCTTGTCCCATTTCACATCAACAGCTCGGATTGCGCTGCCTCGATTCTCCGTGGAGAACCTCGGGAACAGTGGGGACCAAGCAGGTCGATGATAGCTCGTCAAAAAAGTTTTAGATAGTAGTTTACAAATTCAGGTAGAACGGGTATAGTTCTATCTACCACTACGGAGGTGATGCAATGACGCGAGGCACTGTTCAACGAGAACAGATTTATATCTATGACACGTGTCAGCAATGCGGTACGCAAAACGCACTCGTTTATGAGTGTGGTGAGCTGCTGCTGTGTGCTGACGATTCACGTGCATACGCAAAGTTGCATCCACTAAAGCCTTACTGCGACCGTTGTGGTAAGCAGGAAAACGTTGTTCGCGACCCGTCGCATCGACGCAATGAATATCTTTGCATGAGCTGTCACGCAGATGATGGATTCCTGATTCAGGATTCCGTTACCGGCAGAGCCGTGAAAAAGGCACTAAGTTTTGAGTAGCTCGCAGCTGCGGTTACTCAATGAGGCCGAGGATCTCATCCTGAGATCTAGAGCCTGGCTAGAGGCAGAGCCAATAGCCGAACCAACACAAACACACAAAGAAACACCGACGAAAGGAACAGACATGGCGGAAATCACTCCCCAGGCTGCAGCTCAGCTGTATTCACAAGGAAAGCCAGTAGTCGAGGTTGCCAAGGAGCTAGGGATTACCTACGGTAAAGCCCGTAAGCTCATTGATGCCTCAGGAATTGCCATTCGAGACGCCTCAACGCGTCTCAAGGGCCGAACACGCCCGGTCAAGTAGGAAATCATGCCTGACTGGATGACTAGGCTTAGGGACTTGGTGTGGCCTGCGGTAGCAGCCGTGGTATTTGCCGCGCTGTCCGTGGGATCGGCACTCTGGGCGGCTGAGAGGCCGATTCAGGCCCTATCCCTAGGGTTGGCCGGTATCACTATGGCGTTATTGGCCACACGCGCGTAATTTGGAGTCTTGGCCCTCCTTTTCTGAGACCTACCTGATATAATAGTACCTATCAAGGAGCTCAGGAAAGGAGACCAAGATGTTCAACGGATTAGTAAAAGACAGCGTAGCGTTATACGCAGTAGTAAAGGTAACGCGCGGTGCACGCAAGCGCGGTGAGTCGACACCATTGGTCAACCCTTTCTTGGGAATTACCGAGGACTGGGCAATGATAAAGGCTCAGCTAAAAGAAGACATCCAAAAAGAAAAGGAAGCCCAATGACAACAGCGACACAGGACACGCTCTTCGGAGCATCAGAAAAGCAAGTCAAGTTTATCAACGACCTACTTGTAGATCGTGAAATGGAAGACGAAGTTCGCAGCGGGTACAAGCTCGCGCTAACTACGATGGACAAGAAGGCAGCATCGAAGCTTATCGACCTCCTGCTTTCACTTCCTAAGGCAACCACAAAAGTGCCCGTTGCAGCTGGAAAACCATCGCTTCAGGAAGCACTTTCAAAAGCTCCTAAAAGCAAGTACGCGATTCCTGTAGAGGAACTTGACATCGCTTTGAACAGCACGCCACTAAATGGCGACCTTCTGTTCCTTGAGATTCGCGAATACATGAATAACCTGTACATGCGTCGCCTTACCGGCTCAGTTGGTGGATTTACCCGCTGGAAAGTGGCTAATGACGATGCGGTAACCTTGGTGAACATCATCGCGCAAGATCCGTACAAGTACACAAAGATTTTCGGCCAGCACTACAGCTGCTGTGGCTCATGTGGAGCTGAACTAACAGATCCCATCAGCCGCGAGCTTCAGCTTGGTCCAGAATGCCGAAAGAAATTCGGAAGGTAGGAGGTCTGATGATACAATTAGACCATCGCAATTGGAGGCACACATGGCAAACGAAGTAGCGGTGCATATCACCGCCACTGATGCGGACGGCAACCTAGTCCACGACAGTTATGTTGCACCCGAGCAAGCTCGTTACGCGGTAAAGCTTCTTCGTGAGGAGCTACTAACCGTCAAGCAAGAGCCTGTTTCCCAACTACCAGACGGAGTAGAGCTGAAGTAGCACCAGCTACTAGCTCAAACATATTCATGAATGTAGGGAACAAACCCTTCACTTGTGTTTCCATAAACCGGGATTCGATGTTATATTGGACCCCACGACGAAAGGACGTATAACCATGTGGCTATTTACTGACACTGGATTTGTAAGCGCTGTTAACCATCGCGAAAATGAGGGATACCTTATGGTCCGCGCCCGTGACCGCGTGTCACTGCAGCCGTTAGCAGACATCTGTGAGCTTGAAATTAAGTTCACGCCTTATGCGGATTACCCATACCGAGTAGTAGTTAGCAAGCCAGACTTTGCTAGCTGGGTATCCGATTCAATAGATTTCCTTGGATACAGCAACTTCAAAAACCAGGTTGCCGTTACCCGAGGAAAAGACTTCGCCCATACGTTGGGAAGCGTGTGGTCGACCATGCACGATGTCGAGGACGAGGAAGCTCGTAACCGATATCAGTCATATGACCTCGATAATGAGTACATGGACGCATGATGTCAGCGAAGCAAGCCAAGCCTACAAGCTTGGTTGTCCCTGTCCCCTACCTAAGGAGGCGAACTAGCCTTGCGAATTTCTACACAGAAAATAGCAATGACGTCAGTAGCTTACGCGGTTACACTAGTTGCAGTAGCAACAATCGCATCAACACATCTATCCGTAACTAATAACGCCTTCGTTGAGACGGCGTTTGCTGAAGGTGTCGCTACAACGACATCAACAACTGTTGCGGCAGATGTGCAAGCAGTAAACAAGCAATCAGTGGAGTCGAAGGAAGCTTCGACAACCACGAACGTTCCGGTCATCAAACAAAATGTCCGAACCGTTGCCCAGGTCCTCGCGGACTACGCTGGACAGAAGGAAGCACTGACAGGTGTCCAGCTCTCCGAGCTACTAAGTGCCGTAGGCTTCAAAGGCCAGGCGCACAAGATAGCTTGGGGTATCGCCATGCGGGAGTCAAACGCACGCCCTATGGCACTAAACAACAATGCAAAAACCGGTGATAGCTCATACGGTATCTTTCAGATCAACATGATTGGTGATTTGGGAGTCGACCGTCGAGCTAAGTTTGGACTAGAGTCCAATGCACAACTAAATAACCCGGTAGTAAATGCCCAGGTAGCTTATCACATGAGCGCCGGCGGTACCGATTTCGGTGCTTGGGGAATTGGGCCTAACGCATACAAACCAGGTGCGGGTATATCCACGCTGCGAAGCTTGGACGACTACCCTGGCTACATCAAGGTCAAGTAAACCCAACACAATTGGAATAGGATAACCCTATGGATAACATCGAAGACATGCACGTAGTGCCTGCGGGTGAGGCCGTGGAGACCGTTGAGGTCGCCGCTGAGCCAGAACCTTACGTAGCACCAATACCAGAACCAGAACCAACACCAGCACCAGTGCAGGAATCAGTCCCTGCGGCTGAACCAGAGCCGGTGCCTGCACCAGCTCCAAAGGCAAAGGTTAAGCCTGCACAATTTCGCCACGTTGTGACTAACGCTGATGCGGACCCTGTCTACCTAGCTTCCTGTGTGTACCAAAACAAGTACGCAAGGAAGTCCCTAACCGTGCATCACCTACAGCGTCGCCTAGTCGAACTCGGCTACAAGGATGCGGAAGGCGACAAGGACGGTTGGTACGGTGAGCTAACAGCTATTGCTGTGAGCGCGTATCAAAAGGATTGCGGGTTGGAGTCAACAGGCATGATGGACGCCGACACTTTCGCAAAGGTGTTTGCGGGTGACTCAAACGTTGAGGTGCACCTAATCTAATCATTGATTGACGACAAGGAACCCTCTAGCACTAACCCCTGGTGCTAGGGGGTTTCTTCATTTGTGTAACCGAACTTAAAGTTTTTCGTTGTCTTCATAACAATAGTGTTTGTTTCAACAAAACACATAGGACACCAGCCTTTTCGCTTATTCCTACAAACATTTGAGCTGTGCCTTGCACTGTCGAAAACAAAAACTTCAACTGATAATCTTTGCTCAGGATTTTCGTTCTGTTGATCTACTATGAACTGTCGTATCTCTTCAGGAGAAGCTTCTTCATATTTCTTCAAGGTAGTGAACCTACCTAGCTTGGCTGTATACACATATTTTTTCATGGGCTATGTCTTTCGTCGTTGTTGTCAATGACTTGCTAGTCATTAGCACTATTATATCACATCTGTCATGAAAAGGCAACATTACTCGCAAGTAACTCGCTAGCCCAAAACTGACACACAACAACAAACTTTTTTTCCGTGCCTGCCTGCTCAGCTTTCTCGGCTCGCTTTCCAAGCTTCATCACGGAACTTAGAAAAAAGGTTGGAGACATCTCGGCCTGCTGCTCGCTTATACCGAATCGCTATCTCACGTCCAAGGCATTTAACGTAAACGTACTGTTTATTACTCCTCAGTACATAAGGCTTCAGCGTCTTTGGAGTCTAAGTATACAAGTTCGGCAGAGAATGTCACCGGGGCATGTTATAATTATCCCATGACAAAGCATACGAAGCAACATCACGTACTACCGCACGACGTGGTCAAAACGTTCACCGCGATTAAGGTAGACGGAGAACGGAACGCTTACATCAAAGCCTTGCGTGAAAGAGGTTGGACTTTAGAGTCAATCGGACAAGGCACAGGTTTAACACGCGAACGTGTACGTCAGATCGCTGACAAGACTCCTATGGGTGAGGCACTTCGAATCGCCATCGCCGGCTACTCAATCCCCGAACCTCCACGCGTTGAGGAACCCGAGGTGAGAACCTTCGTGGAACCTTCACCAGAAACACTTCAACGTCTTCTTGAACTTCAGCCGCTAGCGCAACAAGTTCGTTCTTATGGCAAGCAGTATCGTAAGGAGGCAGAGGAGTATTCATGGTTAATCAATTATGCTCACACTGTTGAGGGCGTGACTCTTTACCGTCTTGCGAAGAGGTTAGGGGTGACTCACGGCGCTCTTCGTTTTCGTCTTGCACGTTACGGTTATCTAGAACCAAAGACCGCAACAAGCAAGGCATACACACCGATACTTTCGGAGAATCGCTTTCCAAAACGCGTAGGAGAATAACTCGTGGGAAAAAGTCTAATGGAGCAACTGGCGCTCCTTCCACCTGACGAAAAGGCGCTTGCACTTTCAGGATTCGATCCAGACACTCTTCTTTGGGACTGGTCCTTATGGGGTCGCCCTGAGCAACAAGCTCCACCGCATGATGACTGGAACATCTGGCTTTATATGGCTGGTCGTGGCGCGGGCAAAACACGCACCGCAGCAGAGTGGGTTCGCGACACCGCAAGGTACACGACTACTGGTCAACGACGCTTCGCGTTAGTAGCTCGTACCGCAGCAGACGTTCGTGACGTTATTGTTGAAGGTGAATCAGGAATCATCAATGTGACACCTCCGAGTGAGCGTCCACTGTATGAACCGTCAAAGAGACGATTAACTTGGCCCAACGGAAACACGGCTACTTGTTTCACCGCAGATGAGCCGGATTCTCTTCGTGGTCCGCAATTTACGCATGCTTGGGGTGACGAGGTTGCTGCCTGGCGTCAAACTCCTGATGCTGCAGGTATGACAGCCTTTGACAACTTACGTGTTGGTACACGTCTTGGTTCTAATCCTAAGATCATGGTCACTACGACACCTAAGCGTGTTCCTCTTCTTTATCAGTTACTTGCTGAGGCTGAGAAAACTGGCAAGGTTATTGTTACCCGTGGTTCTACGATGGATAACGCTGGTAACCTCTCTAGTGCCTACCTTGACGCCATTAAGGGTGTGTATGAAGGTACTCGCCTAGCACAGCAAGAACTCTACGGCGAAATGCTAGATGCGGTTGAAGGAGCGCTCTGGACAACCGAGCTTATTGACAAGGGTCGTGAAAACCAGTTACCAATGGGAACACCGTTGCGTGTTATTGGTGTTGACCCTTCAGTCTCAGAGAATCCTCGAGATGAGTGCGGTATAGTTGTTTGTGCATCAACCGGTGACCGTGATCTGTATAAGAGACAGTCCTGGGTCTTGGAGGACGCATCAGTTCATGGTTCTCCTGATGTGTGGGCGAACAAGGTTGTTGCTATGGCTCGTAAGTGGGGTTGCCCTGTGGTTGCTGAAGTTAACCAAGGTGGTGCGCTCGTTAGAAATGCCATCAATACTATTGACCCAAGCGTTAAAGTTTTAGAGGTTCATTCAAAGCACGGTAAGGCTCTTCGAGCAGAACCTGTCACACTTGCGTATGAACAGTCACGCGTTCATCACGTTGGTTACCTTGCAGAGCTTGAGTCGCAGATGATTTCCTGGATTCCTGGTGAAGGAAAGTCTCCTGACCGCGTTGACGCACTCGTTCACGCGCTTACAGCTCTCTTGATTAAGCCACCTCCTGGTTTTGTTGGTGGAAAGATCACCGCGCGTTCACTTGCGCATCGAAAGATTCCTG